TTGATTGATTAAACGATGTATTAAATGCAGTGAGTTGTGTTCTAAAAATTTTTGGCATTGCTTCGTTAGGTTCTGAGCCAATCATAAATTGTATTTCAATTGGTGGTGGATATCTCAGAGCTATACCACCGACTTTAGTTGGATATGTAGCTTTTCTAAATGCATCTTCAATATCTTTAATTTTCTTAGACTCTTTTTCGCTTTGTGCAGCAAATTTAAATGCAAAGCTAAAGTTTCGTATGTTCTGTGTTTCGTATGTTGTTCTTTGATATTTATTAACAGCTACTCTGTTTGTAAGCGCAGCAGTTGTTCCTACGGTAGTAGTATCTATACCTAATAGTCCTGAGAAAGTTTCATTACCTAATAATCCAGTAGCAATTGCATCATCACCAGTAATATTTTCCCTGAAGCTTTGTCCTGTGAATTGTTCGAAAACTTGTTTAGTACCATCGACTAAGGTAAGGTCAAATGATCCATACACTCCGCCATCTTGTACTGTAAGACCTGGTGGCTGTGGCAATAAAATTTTAGTTTCTTTATCATCTTTAATTGTAAATTTCATATATGGTCGACCGCCATCTATGTCTAATGGAAATCTATGTATATTGTCTGCCATTCTTTTTATCCCTTATAAATATAAATTTAAACTATAGAGTTATTTATATGAGTTATAAAGGTAGATACACAATTAAAAAGCCAGAAAAATATGCAGGCGACGCAACCAAGGTAGTATATAGATCCTTATGGGAGCGAAATGCTTTTAGGTGGTGCGAAAGTAATCCATCTGTAAAGCTATGGAACTCAGAGGAAGTGGTTATACCATACAAATATAGTGTAGACAAAAAGCTACATCGTTATTATGTTGATTTATTAATTGAGATGGATAATAAAAAAATATATTTGGTAGAGATTAAACCAAAGAAAGAAACAATTCCACCAAAGAAAAAGTCGAGAAAGACTAAAAGATATATCAGCGAATCACTTACTTTTATTAAGAACCAAGATAAATGGAAAGCTGCGGCAGAATTTGCAGAACATAATGGTTGGCAATTCCAAGTTTGGACAGAAGAAACTTTAAAGAATCTCGGCATAAAAGTGCTAGCTAAATAGTATAAATATACTATATGGCAAGTTTATTCGATACATTACAGGCTAACGCATTCCGTGCTGGAATACAAGCAAGGACCACAGATTCGCGAAAATGGTTTCAGTCCAAAATTGCGGATATGTCTGTACCTAGTAGAGCAAAACTATTAAAGGATCCTGCATTAGAAAAAACAAATAGAGATGTTGTTGGTAGTATGTATATGTATGTGTATGATCCTAAACATAAAAAGACTCTACCTTATTACGATAGATTTCCCTTGTCAATAATAGTTCAACCAGCTGAAGGCGGGTTCCATGGTTTAAATCTACATTACTTAAACTATAATACAAGGGCTGCTTTTTTAGATGAGCTTATGGATTTAGCTCCAAAAAAATTAAATAATACAACAAGAATACGAAAATTACGATACGATTTAATACAAGGGACAAGAAAGTATAAAGAGTTTAAGCCTTGCTTTAAACATTATTTAACAAAACATATTAAAACTCAATTGACTAGAGTACCAATGACTGAATGGGAAATAGCAATCTTTTTACCAGTTGAACAATTTAAGAAACAAAGTGTTGCTGCTGTATGGAAAGATAGTAACAGGATAGCAAAACAGAAATGAACCCAGACAAATTATTATCAGCAATAAATAAAAAAGGTGGCATAGCTGAGTCACATCGATTTAATGTAATCTTTACACCACCTGATGCATCACTTTTAAATTTAGATTTAGAATCAATTATAACAAGTTCAATCAGTGGATCTTTTGATGCAAAAAATTTAGTCAACGATCCAAGAGATATTACTTTAATGTGTCGTTCAGTTAATATGCCAGGAAGACAAATACAGACCATGGAGTTTCAATCAAATAAAAAAATGGTTAAACTTCCGACTGGAATTGTAAACGACGAAGTGAATATGTCTTTTCTATTAACAAACGATTACTATGTTAAAAAAATGTTTGAAAATTGGATGCATAATATATTTAATGTAGATAAGTATTACGCAAACTATTTAGAAGATTTCGCTGTTGATGTTATAATACAACAGCTTGATAAAAACGACATTCCGGTGTACGGAGTGAAATTGAAAAAAGCTTTTCCAATAACCATGGAGGGTATTCCATTTGATAATAATAATGAGAATGCAATAAATGTTTTAAATATTGGTTGGGCATATGAGAATTATGAGTCACAAGGCTCATTAACTACAGCGGCGAGTGGATTATCAAACGCTCTAAGCATATTTGGATAATATTATAGGAGAAAATTATGGCATTGCCGGTATTAAATACTGCTAAGTACGAGGTTGTTATACCTTCGACTAATAAAGCGGTTATGTATAGACCTTATCTTGTAAAAGAGGAAAAGGTTTTAATGATAGCATTAGAGTCTAATGATCAAAAACAGATTATGAGAGCTCTAAAAGATGTAATTGGTAATTGTGTTGACGGCGTCGATGCAAACAAACTAACTACATTTGATTTAGAATATTTATTTATGATGCTACGCGGAAAATCCGTGGGAGAAAATATAAATATAAATGTAAAGTGTAAAGAGTGTGAAAGCTCATCACCTTACACAATGTCTCTTGCAGACATTAATCCACCAGTCATGGTTGACAATGTGGACAACAAAGTTATGTTAAACGAGGATGTTGGTATAACTTTAAAATATCCATTGCTTGAGGATATTGACTCATTAGCATCTGATGATGCAGATGACGATGGTATGTTTGAGTTAATTGGTGCTTGTATAGATACAGTGTTTACAAATGATGATGTATTTAAAATGGCAGAGGAGTCAAAAGCTGAAAGAGTACGATTTGTTGAAAGCTTAAGTGCTGAACAGTTCGTATCAATGACAGATTTTTTTGAAGCGATACCTGCTATGAATGCATTAATAAAATTTAATTGTTTACATTGTAAAGCGAAGAATGAAGTTGAGTTAAAGGGTTTACAAAGTTTTTTTACTTAGGCCTCTCTCACGATAGTCTAATAAACCATTACAAGACAAACTTCGCGATGATGCAGCACCACGGTTATAGTTTAACTGAGTTAGACAATATGTTGCCGTATGAAAGAGAAATATATGTTTCACTTCTTACAGAATGGGTTGCAGAAGAAAACGAAAGAGTAAAACAAGAACAAGCTAAAATGAGGAATTAAAAATGGCTGAAAGTGTAGATAATAGTAGAAATGAAGTCGAAATAGATTTAGATAAATATATGGCGATGATTGAGAAGCTTGATGAACAAGAAGATCAAATCAGAGAAATGAAGGAGGAGGCAAAGAGAGCTAGAGACCAACTTTCTCCACCTAAACATAAATTTATGGATTTATTTTTAGACGATAATATATTAAACGAAAAAGCAATCATAGGATTCATATCCTTTTTCTTAATGGTTGTATTTGGAACATGCGATTTAGTAACCGCATTCATGGGACATGAATTATTAATTTCTGATACAATTTATACATCATTTGTTGTAGTAACACTTGGTGCATTTGGAATATCAGAAGCAGGAAAAGCATTCGGGAAATAATTAAATGGCAATAGATCCAGGCATACAAAAACTATCTGAAATAACAGAGCAACTCGAACTTGCTAACGCAATGAAGCAAGAGGAAAAGAGAGCGGAAGTTAATAAAGAAGTACTAGAACAAACATTACGCGATAAAGCATTAGAAATGTCTCAAGAACAGCGTGATGCAATGATAGCATTGTCTGGAGCCATGCAAGGGGATAAACTACAAACCCTTGAAGATAAACGAGAAGCAAACCTATTAGCCCAAACTCAATTAGAGCTATTAGGTATCATTGCAGAGAATACTGAGGATATAGGCAAAGGTGGAACTGAAACTAGTCTAGCACAAGCTATAGGTAAACTTGCGGCATTCTTTGTAGGACCTATTGCATTGGGCCTTGGTGTTATTGCGGGATTTGGTGAACAAGTAATTAAGATGGGTAAACTCTTTGCTCCAGGCAAAGGTGAGTTTTTTAAAAATTTAATTACTTCAATCAGAGGTATACCAAAGGCTGTATTTGATTCAATCAAAAGTACTAAGATTGGTAAAGCAGTAACTGACAGTTTCACTAAAATATTTACTGATATAACAAAAGAAATAGCTAAGAGAGCTAGGCAAGTTAAAAACATTAGCTTATTTGTTGCTGGAACTCTACAAGCAATGGGTAATGCCTTTAAGATGGGTATACTTGGTCAAAAGGGTCCTATGCGAAAAGGCCTTAGTAGTATACTTGATGATTTATTTAAATCTTTAAAAATTGATTTTAGGTTTAAAGATACCAAGGTAATAAAAGGTTTAGCAGATTTTTCAAAATCTGTCGGAACCAAACTAAAGCCTACATTAGATGTTATTAAAGGAATAACTAAATTCTTTGGATTACCATTTGTATTCTTTAGTAAAATAATTTCTTCAGAGCTTAAAGCATTTAAAGCAGCACAAGAACCTATCGCTAAATTTTTACGTAAGAATTTCAATATAGGAGTAAAAGTTACAAAAGAAGGTTCTAACGCTGGTAGAACGGTAGGAAGGTTCTTCTCATTCTTTAGGCAAATCACTCAAACATTCGCTACTTTTGTAAGAGGCGCTTTTAAACTTGGTAGAATTATTGGTAGGTTTTTTCCATTACTCGGTACACTGATAGTAGCATTTGATACTATTAAAGGTATATTCACTGGATTCACTGAAGAAACTGGCGGACTAGGTAGAAAAATAATCTCCGCACTGTTTGGTGGAATGAAAGCATTCAGTCAATCGCTCGTTGGCTTCTTACTAGATTTATTAAAAAATATTATTGCGTTTTTCGCTGAAAAGCTAGGATTCAGTGGTTTTGCTGAAACCCTTAAAGGTTTTTCTTTCGTAGATTTGATTGGCAAAATATTTGATGCAGTGGAATCTGCCGTATTTGCTGTAATTGATTTCTTTGGAAGTATACCAGAAAGAGTTGGCGATTTGATGAGCAGTGCTGGTGACTTCTTAAAAAATATGTCTAAGAATTTCCTTAAATCATTATTACAATCAATCTTACCAGACCCTGATGGAGGTATAGCATCTAGGTTAGCATCAAAGGCTATACCATCAAGTGTATATGAATATGCAGGATTAGATCCATACACTGGCGATGTTATAGAAAAATTTGATAATCCAATTGTAGATAAAATTGGCCAAGTCGCATCTATTAACCCAGGCGTTGCCGCAGCACAAGGAATGAACCAACTAGTGAATAACATAAGAGGTGGTAATACTACTCAGGTTAATAATTTTACTAGTGATCCAACAGACATCCTAGGAGACTCTCTCCTATCTCCAAACTAATGAGAAAAATCGATAGAATCAGAGAAGTATTAGATTTAGATGCTTGGCGTAAAAAGCAAAAGAAGATCTATAGACGATGGTTACTAAGTATATTATTATCAATCATATTAATCGGTAGTTGTATCTATTACTGGTTATACCTTTCATAAAAAAAGGGGACCCGAAGGTCCCCACTTTTCGACTAATCGCAGTGCACTACATTAGCCTCGCCAGTTATACAACCAACTACTACTCTTGAGCTAACTTAGCAAAGTAACTTAGAGTATCTTCCTCTTCTTTCGCATCCTCTGCAGGAGCTGGAGAAGGAGTATCAGCAAATGGTTGAGCAGTAGCTTCCATTGAGTCCATTACTGGAGCCTCAGTTATTGGAGCGTTCGCTTCGATTCCTAATACCCTATTGAGTTTGAGTTTTAACTCGTCATATGACTTGTAATTATCTTCATTCGTAAACTCTGTTAATGAATGACATAACTCATATGTTTCTTGCAGTCTTGCTTCATCACCACCATGTAGTTGTGAAACACTTGCAAACTCTGACTTATCATAGTTTACCCAACCTTCAACTTTTCTAATTTTAATTTTAAAATCAGCGCCTTCCCAGAAATCGTATGGATTTACTGGCTGTTCATCGGCAAATTGTGGTTGCATAACATCCATGATTTTATCAAAGATTTTTTTACCAAATTTGTAAAGGAATACTTTCCCTTCATTTTCTGGATTACTTGGGTCAGATACAACAAGAATGTTTGACACATAGTGTAACCTTCTTTTTCTTTCCCTAGCGATTGCTTTATCCTCATCTCTACCAGTATTCCATAACACTGAGTTCATTTCTGAAACAGGGTCTTGTTGTCCAATAGACGTTAATGAGTTTTCTATATACCATAGACCAGTAGGTCCTTTGAACCCGTGATCCCAATATCTTACCCATGGAAGATCTTCACCTTCTTTTGCTGGTAAGAATCGAATCACTGCGAATCCATTCCCTGCTTTATCCCTGGTAGGTTTCCAAAATCTATTATCCTCGTAAGAATTAGATTCTGTTTTAGTTGTGGACACAGCTTCCGCCGCCTTTACGAGTTTGTCGATTGACGAGCCTCGCATGCTCTTTAGATTTTCTAATGACATTTTATATTTCTCCATATTTACAATGTATTACTGAATTATCCACTTTATACATAATATATTATAGTATATTATACCACACTATAAGGTATTTGTAAAGGACTTTTTTAGAACCGATATACATCGATCTTTATTGAACTTTACGAATGGTTTATATTTAGTAATCTTTCGATAGATATCAGGCCAAATAATTGTCTCCGATATCTTCTTGGATTCTCTATCCATAAACCCAGTTATAGAATCGACTATTACAACTGTTTCCAAATGTATTTCGTCTTGCATCCATAACTGTATTATCAAAGGATGCTCATTATCATTCGCTTCTAAAAGAGAATCAAATTGATTATCCTCTGCTAATTTATTTATATCATTTTCAAATGTATATGATAAACTTTCTAGTACTTTTTTATGGTCACGATAGTATCGTTCACCACCTTCATTGAGCATATCGCCCACATACTTTACATCATTCTTGAAGTTAGCTACATAGAATTCAATTAAGTTATCATATGTATTTGCTATCTTTGCAAAAAAGTATTTATCTTTTCTCTTGAAAAATGATTGAGGTTTTACTGAAGTCTTAAAGTTATATTTGACTGCATCATAGTTATCTGTTTCAAAGTGTAACTTAAGTGCGTTATATAACTTATATGATTCAAAAGGATCTTTCATATTGGAAGCTTATTACCTTTTTTAACTCTTAATAGATTTAAGTTAGTAGCTTCTGCTTCTATCTTAGCCTTAAGAGAATCAGTTAATAATCTTTTCATACTCTTGTAATCCAAACCTCGTTGTTCTACAACATAGGAAGCTGCGTCTATATAACTCATATTCCCATTCGCGACTAAGTTCTCTACCGCTGTAGAGAATCTTTTCTTAGTCATTATTTTTTCTTTTACTTCTGACTCAACCAACGAATTCTTCCCCTTCGTTCCAAGCACAGCCTGTTAAGCCACCTGCTTGTAACGCTTGAAGTGTTCTTAACACTTCTTGAGCATTCCTACCTGTATCAAGTTCATTCACTGATACGTGTTGAATTACTCTATCTTTATCCATTATAAATGTTGCCCTATAACAAACACCAGCTTCTTCATTTACTATTCCTAGTTCATGTGATAAGCCAAGTCCGCAATCGGCGGCTAGTGAATGCTTAATACCACCGATTAGTTCGTTATCTTTTTTCCATGCAAGTTTACAGAATTCGTTATCACCACTTATTCCGATTACATTAGCATGTTTTACTAGTACATCCATACCAGCAATTTCTGTTGGACAAATAAATGTAAAGTCTTTAGGATAGAAATAGACTACATTCCAATTGTTTTCGTCTAGTGTTACTTGGACGAAATCATTTTCGCTATCTACTCCTCGTAGTACAAAGTCAGGAAATTTGTTTCCTACTGTTAACATTAAAATACCCTCATTAATATACAGTCAGCGTTTATTCTGCCTGTTGGTTTATTTATCTTAGTTGTGATTCCATCCCATATCTTTTCGATTTGCTTTTCAGTTTTCGATAGTATAAGTGGTAACACATCTTCTGGTTTCCTCAATGTCGCTGTTCGACTTGAGTCATCAAAGTTCTTAATCGTTGTACCTGATACTTCAAATCCTTTAGTAGAATTTGTTGTATATTCAGTTAGCTTTCGCTGTTTAGTATTATATACATATAGCTTATTACTACCTGGTATAAGTACAGGATTAATTGAAACAAGTTTAGAATCTAGGTCTTCCTGAGAATACTGTAGTCTTGATACTTGTTGGTCTGATGATTTTGGTTTACGCATTCTTGGCGTTCTTGTTGCTTTAAATGATAATCTTAGTTTCTCTAAATCTTCGAATACTGTTTCGAATTGTTTCATCATCTTTCTTTTATCAGCTTTACCAATATGAGAATATGCTTCTACACATTGTTCACAATTCTTTTCGTATGCGTCTTTAATGTTTTGATACTCATCATCAATCATTGACTTGAATATGTTAATTGCATTACTTTTGAGTCCATGCATTTTAAATCTATTATAACATGAGAACTTTTTAACATAGTCACCATCAAACCAGGCTTCTACTATTTCACTATCCCAGTCATGGTATATAGTATCTACTACTTTTCTTCTTGTTCTTTCAGCGGGAGATATAACAACTACATTCTTTTTCTTTTCAGCTACTTCTGCTTTAATCTGTAAACCTTCTTTATAAGCTAATGTAATAGTATCTTTAGCTCTTTGTAATCCAGCTTCATCAAATTTCCATCCACGGTAATATAATTGTACTATCTTCTGAGCACTTAAGAATTTCCAATCCTTTACTTTCTTTAAGACTGAAACTTTCTTTTTATCATAACCCATTACATCTTCAGCAAATCGATATATGTTTGGTAGGTAATCTTTATTCTTATAAAAATAATTATACCAATTCGTTGCCTTCTGATATTCAGACGGTGTGAATTCTTCTTCTCCTGTAAACAAAGGTTCTTTACCAATGTACTTATCTTCTAACGTAGCTCCTCTTTTAGCCATTCTTACTCCTTAATAAAATATGGGGACCAGTGGTTGATGAAAAGGAGTTGATGATCACCGGTCCCTCCATATTATAAAACTTTAATTCCATCAACATAATTCTCAGCTGCGCTCTCTGCCCATGCCTCGCTCTTACCATCATACGGTTCTCTTTTAATTAATGTATCATCTTTATACATTTCGATTCCGTACACTCCATCAGATCTTTTGAATACATCAGCTCTTAGATTATCTCTAATAAACTTATGTAAGTATTCGTAGGTATATCTTTTATCAAATCTAGTCATAATACCTTCCTGTCTTTCTTCTTCTTTTATTTCGTTCATCTACAATCATTGTTGATTCCCATGCAAAGAACCCTGACAATATCATTAATATAAATCCTATTACATGACCAAGATATCCTGTTAAGTATACACCATACCAGAACAATCCAATCAATGCAAACATTCCTAACCAAATTTGTAATTTAGTCCAATCAATATCGCTTCTTTTCATATATTCACTTCTCCTATGCTAACCAATATGGTTGCACATATTATGACAACGATTGACATTATACAAAACCATTTGAATATACCATACATCGTGTCCATTAATTTATTAAACATTATCCTCTCCTCATTTTAGAAATGTCTTCAGCTTCTTGTTGGCTGATAACAGGAACAGCATTACTCTTATGCATGGTGGCAATACCTTTTACTAATGTACCTGTGTACATTGGATTTTCTTTCTTTCTCATACCACCATCGTCGCCCATAAAAGTACCGTTCTTCATTGCTTCTTCCATTAGAGACTTATATTGTTTTGCTTGCTCTATTCTCATTCTATCCAATGAACTAACCTGCTTTTCCATAGGCTTGAACTTTATTGGCTTTTTCTTTGAAGCATTAGCAAAATGATTCTTTCTTCTTTTTCCTGTTGGACCATATCTAAGTGATCCTGTGTAAAAACTAGTCATTCCCATAATATTATTATATTATACCACAGTTTAAGTGGTATGTAAATAGTTAATTGTGTTTTCTCCATTGGTCAAGTAAAGCTTGTCCTTCAAGTTTCTCACCAAAGTAATGTATTACCACACCTTCTTGCTTTCTTTCAATCAATCCATTATTAAATTCTGTATCGACTACTCCTTTACCATTCTCTGTGTCTTGTGGTCTATCGTCGTACCACATAGAACTCATTGAATGTGCATGCATACTCTTGACTCCTAATGCCCACTCTTCAGCGGCTAATATTTGTCTTTGCTTTTCGACTATCTCATCGTATTCACTCATTTACATTCTCCTTATTATAATGTATGTTATACTTATTTGCTTGTCTTTGAAATGACTTCTCTATTTGTCTATCAAACCAACATCTAAGCCATTGTCTTATTTTACCCACAAGTATACTCCGTAACATACTATCACTGTAAATAAATTACCAGCTAATATGGTTAATAAATCTACAACTAATCCCATGAGTCTTGCTCCTTCATGGCATTATAAGTTTCCATATATGATGATGAACCTAAGTATCTTTCAGTATTCTCTCTAGAATAATGACGGTTCTCATCTTTATGTAAATCCAATCCACCAGCATTAAGATGAGCACTCTTCTTTACTGAACCTGTCATCCTATTATAGTTAATTGGTTTCTTACTATATACTCTTCGTACTGTTTCTTTAAACTCTTGCTCAGCATCATACTTTTCTTTTTCAGCAAGTAGTATCTTTTTTAATTCTTCAAAATTGTTTTTAGCCATTTGTCACTCCATCGTAAAAATAGTCAAGTTCAGAAATAGCATTCTTTGACATTACTCTGTCAATCACTCTATCCTTAAACCCTAGTTTATATAATATAGATTCACTGAATGACATACGTACATTCAATGGAATCCTTGTTGCTATGTGTTCAAAATTCATAATCATTTTGCTTCCTCCTTCATGTTTACACACATTTCTAAAAGATGTAAATTATGCTCATCATTGCATATTTTACCATCACCATCATATGCATAGAGAAAGTCTGTTCTTTCAGCAATATCTCTAGCATCTAAACAATTCATATAATCCCATGATGAATGTCCACCAACATTGATAGTCCATTCTTCATCGTCGTTATATGGTCTTGAACCTTTCCAATCATATAGAGTAAAAAGTCCATTTTCAGTTTCGCCAGTTTCAGCTCTTGTGATTGTAGTTTTAATAATCCATTCACAAGTAACTTTACCGTCGCCACTAGGTACCATATTTGGCTTACCAAATATTTCCCTAAGTTGATTTGTAGTTATGTTTCTCAAATAACCTTGTAGTGATGTGCCATTCGCTAGACCCATATCATCACATGTGTTTTCAAATTTAATAAAATCCATTATTTAGCCTCCATTGCTTTTTTGTACATTTCATCTTTGATTTGACCAGCCATTTGCCAAGCGTTAAGATCTCCACTAGCTGAAATACCAAAGTCTCTATCATTTACTATTAATTGGTAATACTTAGGACCATTAATAAGATCATAGTGTTTACCATCAATCATTTGACCAGTAATCCAGACTTTATTGTCAGAACCTACAACCCTATTGAAAGAATAGCCAAATTCTTCACTTAGGAAGTTTAAGATTTTATCTTTACTGAAAGTACCTTGCTGAGTAGCTTTGGCCTTTACGATTTCATTATAATTTTTCATCATTTTCTCCTTTATCATCAAATTATATAACCATTATACTATAGTCGAGAGATAATGTAAATAGTTATTTTCATAATTTACACAATTGTTACATAAATGTTACACAACTGTAACATTACTGTTTATCAAAGTATCTTCTCACTATAAACACTCTTATATATGCAAAGACTGTCATAATCATAGTACTATATGTAGCTAACCAAAAAGCATCTTCTATATTAAATACATCCAAGAGTAACCATAAGACGGCAATCTGTAATGGGTAATTAATTATAGTTCCACTGAATACTGTGGTAGCTGTTTCTTTATGTCTGTTACGTACTATTCTATTCATAATATATTGGAAGCCCGTAGGGGAATCGAACCCCTATTGCCAGGATGAAAACCTGATGTCCTAACCGTTAGACGAACGGGCCATAAACCATGGAGTCTTTCTAGTTGTTCAATTCTAGGATGTTACCCCTATTTTCTACAGCGTGTCCTTCTAAGCCAGGCCTTACCTGAATTTTATCTAGGTGGATAGCAGCCACCATAAAGAATCTCGTTTTCCGCAACTTCCCAACCAACTCCTTAGAATTTCAGTTACTTTATTGTTTCCGTTATGTCCTAACCTCACAACTATATGCCACGTCTTAATTGACTTTAACAGTTAGGACCGGGATTTTCGTAGAGCTTCACAACAACCAACCAACTACAGCTCTTCCTCGATTCCTGATTTATTTTATACTAGTGAAATCTCCTTGGTACACCATCGATTACTAAATAATCAACATGAACTCTACCTCTAGGATCTAAGTCACTATCAAGGTTACCAATCATATCACAAAATTGATCCCATGAACTTGAGCTTTCTTTATCAATCATTAATTGAAATAATTCTTGATTTGATTCACTAGCTTGTACATCTCCTAAGTCAATATACATAACTGACGAACCATCTACTCTTCTACCAATAAAACCATTTTTTAATCTACTTGGTATATCATTCACATCTATTCTATCCATAATCACTCCTTGATTCCTTAAAATATAATACCATTATACCAGGTATTTCGGCAGATGTAAATAGCTAAAGTGAAAAAAGTGTGACTTTTTTTAGTTAAAAAAGCAGGTACCATCGGAATTGTAGTTAGCACCACCGTTTGGTCCTCTACACTTAGATGTTGTCTCATAGAGATAATGATTTTTTAAAACAACGATTGTCAGTATTGTATTCATAATTGTCATTTGGCCTCTTTCAGCATTTTGAGAAATGAATGGAGCAGTAAGACCTTTTTGTAATAAGAATTGCGTTGCTGTTGGTTTATCTGGTAATAAGAAATTACCTTCTTTAATATTAGGATGGTTTCTTGTATAGTAATATGACCCACCCATATCAACTATATTAATAAACCAGAAGTATCTTAATTGAGCTTCAGTCGGTTCATTTTTGATAGGTATAAATCGTAACCTCTTCGGTCTTTCCTTTAACTTTAATGCTATCAACTCTCGTGAGGAGTCCAATTTTACTTTGGCCAGCAGTTTGGGGTCCCAGCAACATTCGTACCCCATCATAATTGCGAGTTTGTCCTTCGAGTCTAGCCCCGAGGTTGACGGCATCTCCAATGACGGAATAGTCAAATCGAGACTCTGATCCCATGTTTCCGACAATGCAGTCCCCGGTATTAATACCAATCCCCACATCAATCCTAGGTAAACCTTGTTCTTCAAGTTCTTTAATAAGTTCATCAGCTGCCTCCAAAATCTCTACTGCTGTTTGTATTGCTTTATCCGCATGGTCTTCACAGGGTAAAGGAGCATTCCAGAATGCCATGATACAATCACCCATATACTTATCTATAGTACCTTCGTTCTTTAAAACGATTTTAGTCATACGGTCTAAATATTTATTTATAAGGATTACTAATCCCTCTGGGTCATCGTTATTTTTATAGTGCTCTGATATTGGAGTGAACCCTACGATATCCATAAACATAAATGTCATCTCTTTTCTTTCACCACCAAGCTTTAATAATGATGGATCTTTTTGTAATAACATAACCTGTCTTGGATCTAAATAAGTCTCAAACTGTTTCTTAATCTGTTGTCTCAACATAAACTGTTTATAGAAATTATTTAGCGCGCTTGAGAGATAAGTTATTATATATAATATTAGTGAATAACTAAGGTCGAGGAGTATAAAAAATTTATTCCAGATATAATACACGAGTCCGCCTGTCCCGGCGACAAGAACCAGAAAGGTTAGTAAAGAAACCCAGATCGGTGCACGATATACCATTAGAACAAGAAGCAGTGCAAGCAGAGTTGATACAACAACTTCTGCAAGAAATGCGTACTGAGGTCGAGAGATTGGATTCTCAGAAAGAATCGTCT